GTTGTTATTGACTCACAAGTTAATACAGTTCATCCTGGTACAACAGGTCATCAAAAAGAATTCCGTTGCTACTTAATCAAGTCAGGAACAATTCTTGAAGGTGAGCAATCTCCTCTAAGTATTGAATCAGATAGAAACATCTTATCTAAGCAAGATGTTATGTCTGTTGATTATCACAGTGCTTATCACGTTATGGGAACTAAGTGGACATCTGCTTCAGACAACCCAACTAACGCAGCATTAGCTAACGACAACAACTGGGCAATTACATACGATGCTGATTTAATTCCTATAGTCGAGCTAATCGTTAACTCACCACTTGATACAGGAACAAATCCTTAATATCATTAAATTGTGGTCATCAAACCTCATCAATTATTGGTGGGGTTTTTTCTTTACGCTACAATAAAACTAAATTACTTTATTAATCGTGGCAGCCACTATAAACGCAACTATAAAAGGAGAAAATGCTAATAGTTATGTCACATTGACAGAAGCTAATGACTATTTCGATACTTCTCCAGATTCTTCTACTTGGACAAATAAAACAGATGATCAAAAGAAAAGGGCATTAATATCTGCTGCGAGATGGATTGATACCTTAGTTTTTTATGGAGATAGATGTGATGATGGACAGGCATTAAAGTTTCCAAGAAATAATTATCAAGTAGATGGTGTTGAATTAGCTTGTTCTAAGATTCCTAATGGTATTAAGTATGCACAATATGAATTAGCTAGAGCTTTGGCAAATGATACTGATGCTATTACTGGTACTACTGGTAAAGATGGAAACTTTTCTGAAGTTCAGTTAGGTGACATTCAAGTTAAATATAATACTGATAGTCAGGGAACTGGATCTATTAATAATATTTTAGATGTTTATCCTTGGTTACAAAGTTATCTTGGAGCATATATGCTAGGTGGTGCAGGTAGTTTTCAAATGAGGGTTGTTAGAGGATAATGGCAGGACAGTTAGACTCAGCATTTAAGCAGATTGCAAAACAGGTTGTAGCTGATCTTGGATCTTCTTTTGATTCTTCAATTGTTTATACAAAAAAAGCATCTGGTAGTTACAACACAAGCACAGGGGCATTCACTACAACTGATACGACTTATAGTATCAAAGCACCAGTTGAATATGTTAGATCAACTGAAGATGATAGCAGAGAAATAAGACAGGCAAAAATTTATATAACACCTGATCTTATCGGAGATAATCAACCTGATTTTGATGATGAGATTACATTAACTTATGCTGGATCTACAAGAGTTGCACAGATAACTGATATTGATACAAAACAAGGTGGACAGACTTATCTGTTTACTATTTTGGTAAGGTTTTAATGGCTAAAAAAAGTGAATTTAATGGAGATGAGGCTTTTAATGATATTGTGTCACAATTAGATGCTGATTTTGCACAGACAATTAGAGAACTTCATGCAAATTTAAGTACGGCTGAAGCTAGTCCTGTTTATACTGGTTTTTTAGCCTCTAGTTGGAAAGTAAGAAGAAATCCTATTGGTCAAACAGATCGTGTTCAAGATCATGAACCTTGGGCATCAATAAAAAGAGAAGATAGCAAACTTAATTTACCAAAAGGTAGTGAAAATTGGGAGAATAAAACATCAACATCAAGACCTGATCCAGTAATCGATCCTCGTTTTCCTGTTGGTACTAATTATAAATTTAGAGATAAAGATATTTATATTGGTAATACTGCTGAGTATGCTGGTTACGCTTCTGAAAATCCTGTAATTTCACAATGGGTTCAAGGTGAAGCTGGTAAAATTATTAAAGATAATATGAGAGAGAAAGGTAAGATATATGTAGGAGCTAGACCTGGTAGTGGTTTTGGTAAGATCAAGCCTGGATCTACTCAGCGTTATATTGAACCTTCGTAATTATGACTTTAGTTAATGCCAGAGCAGCTTTTGAAAAAGCAGTAACAGATGCGGTAGTTGCAGCAGATAATACTGTTTCTGTTATCAATGATAATGTGCCATTCACAACTCCTGGAAAAACTAAGAAATATATAACTATGAATTTAAGTTTTAATCAATCAACTATACAAAATCAAGGTGCTGCCTCTGATTACTATGCTGGTGTTATTCAATGTAATATCTATGTACCCAAAAATAAAGGAACTTCAGTTGTATCTGCTATAAGTGAATCTGTAATTGATGGACTTACTTCTGTTAATGCTTCTGATTATACTGATACGTTTAGTTGTACTCCAAGAGTTGCTGATATAAATGGTCCAACTATGTTACAAATAGAGGATAGAAGTCATTTTATAGGAATTATTTCTTGTCAATTTACAGCAAATGCCTAATATAAGTATAATATAAATATTATATTAGAATACTATGGAAGCGATTGAACTCCTCAGAAACAAGTTTGGTGTTAGCCAAAAATATAAATATGAAGTGAAAGATGGAGAAGAAATAGTATTAGAAATTTATTGGCATCCTTTAACTATTGCAGAGAGAGAATCAATTATGGCTAAATCAAAAGGTGATGATGGTAATGAGTTTGCTTTAAATCTTATGATTGAAAAAGCATTAGATAAAGATGGCAAAAGATTATTTCAAGATGGTCATAAAGCATCTTTAAGAAGAGAAATAAATGCAGGTGTTTTACAAAACATACAGATGGCAATGATGACATCAGGAGAAGAATTAAAAGTGGAGGAAGCGAAAGCAGCTTTAAAAAGCTAATAAAGATTGGTATTTAATTTTTTTTCTAGCTAAAGAGTTAGGAATGACAATAAAACAACTTACAGAAAATTTAACAAGAGAAGAACTAACAGCTTGGGCAGGTTTTTTTGAGTTAAAACATGAAGAAGAAGAAAAATATAAAGAACAAGTTCAAAGAAAACAAGCCATACAACCCAGAAGGCGGTAATATAGAAGTAATTTATCGGGTCGAGTAAATGGCAGCAGAGTACGGAATTAATATTAATGTCAAAACACAGACTCAACAATTAAAAAGATTACAGTTACAACTGAAGGCTGTAGATAATTTAGCAAAATCAATAAAAGCACAACAGATTGTTCCAGAGCTTAAAGGAGGTTCTCCAGAATTACTTAGAAAATTCAAAGATAGAATTGCACAAATAAGAAATGAAGTAATCGTAGCTAATAATGCGTTTGTAAATAATACAAAACAAATTAATAATAATGCAGGTGAAATCAGAGGTTTTTCTGCTGCATTACGAGATGCAAGAGCAAATGTAAAACTATTTAGTGGAGAATATAATGTTTTAACACAAGGCATTCAGAAAGCAGATTTTACTGCACGATTTAAAGAAATAAAAGAATTTAGCAGGATTGCAGCAAATCAAGCAGCAAATTTAGGTGGAAATATTCCGATGGCACAAGGAACGACTTTTGATGATTTAATGGCATTTAGGCCAACGAATACTAGAGAAGCTATAAATGATTATGTAAGTATGTTGAGATTTCTTGAGGCAAGATTAGATAGAACAAGCGATAGGTTTAAGCAAGTTACTGCAAGAATAAAAGAAATGGAGACTCAACTTCGCTCTCCAATAATACAAGATACAGCTAATGCATATTCAAGAGCTGCTGGTCCTCGAAAGGCAATGGCAGGAGAAAACTTTTTCAATCGAAGATTTGGTCAGAATAGACAATTTCAACAAGGGGGAATGTTTTTTGAGCCTGGTGGATTTGCAAGTAGAAGAAGAAATGCTCTTAGTAGTGGTTTAATTGGTGGAGGTTTTCCTTTGTTATTTGGTCAAGGTATAGGTGCATCTGTTGGTGGTGGTATCGGTGGTATTGCTGGAGGATTCTTAGGTGGTGGATTAGGATTTGGTCTTTCTATTGTTGGCACTCAATTAGGAAAACAAGTAGATGTATTAGTTCAAGCAACGAAAAAAACAGGAGATGCTTTAGGAGATTTAACAAAAGATGCAAATGTATTAGTAGAAGTTTTAGGTAATACTAATAATGCTTTTGGACAAAGAATAAAATTATTAGAACAAGCAGAAGGTAAACAAGCTGCATTTGCAGAAGCTATTAGACAAACCACCTCAGTTGTGGGAGAAGAAGGTGTTACTGCATTAAAATTATATGGAGATGAGACTAGAGATATACAAACAAGTTTAGCTCAAATATTTTTACAATTTCAAGCTGGATTGGCAAGAGTTAATCAATTTCTTGGCATTACTAAAGGACTTGCTGATTTATTACCTAGAAATTTAAGTGGAGAATTAAATCAAATTTTAGATAATCCAAATAGTGGTAATTTTGCAGCACTTACTGGTTCTAGAACAGGTTTGAATGCTGCCGAAATATCAGAAAGAATAAGAAAAATTGAAAATCCAAAAGGTTTTAAAGAAGGAGCTTTTTCAATTATGAATGAGTTTCAATTAGAAAATCTTAAAAAAGATGCTAAAGATTTAACAAAGGTTGGTAATGAAATAGTTAATAATACAATTGCCCAAGAGCTTTTTAATAAAGAATTAAAACATCAAGTACAACTTAATGAAACTGTTGGTTATACAGCAAGACAAGAATTAAGAGTTCGTAAGAAAGTTAATGATGAAATTAAAAAATACGAAGAACTTGTTGGTAGACCTGCAAGAGAAAATGAAATAGACAAAATAACAAAACTAGTAGAAGCTACAAGTGGTTTAGCTTTAGGTACAAGACTAGTTAATGATGAGATTGAAAAATTAGATATAAAAATAATGCAACTTAATGATACAGGTTTTCAACTTGTTGAATTATCTAGAACAATTGGTTCTTCTTTCTCAGAATCTTTCAAAGGAATTATTAAAGGAACAATGAGTGTTCAAGATGCTTTTAGAAATATGTTTATGCGTATAGCAGATCATTTCTTAGATATGGCTGCACAGATGGCTGCTGCACAACTATCAAGAGGATTTTTATCATTATTTGCCAGTGCTTTTGGTAGTGGAATGAGTGGCGGTGGCGGTGGCGGTACAGTTAATTTAGATGAAATGAGTAGATACACTAATGTAGGTGGTGAAGTAACAATAGGTGATTTTGGTGGTTACGCTAATGGTGGTAGACCTCCTGTTGGCAGACCTTCGATAGTAGGAGAAAGAGGCCCAGAATTGTTTGTTCCTGATAGAGCAGGTACTATAATTCCAAATCATGCCATGGGTGGTTCAACAAATATCGTGGTAAATGTGGATGCTTCTGGATCTTCTGTTGAAGGAGATGCGGAACAGAGTAGAGAACTTGGCCGTCTTATATCAGTTGCTATACAATCAGAATTAATTAAACAAAAACGACCAGGAGGTATGCTCGCATAATGGCTACGTTTCCTTCAATAAAACCTACTTATGGACAACAAAAGAGATCTGCTCCTTTGACTAGGACAGTTCGTTTTGCTGATGGGTTTGAACATAGAATATTATTTGGATTAGCAGAGCATCAAAATCCGAAAGTTTATAATTTTACTTTTAATGTCTCTGAAGTAGAATCAGATGAGATAGAAACCTTCCTTGATGCTCGTGCAAATGATAGTGATAGCTTTGATTTTACTGCACCTGGAGAAGCTACTGCACAAAAATTTGTATGTGAAGGATGGTCAAAATCTATACCTTATAACAATAGAGCTACAATACAGGCAACATTTAGAGAAGTATTTGAACCATGAGTACTGCTCCGATTATTACTGATCTACAAAAGATCAACCCTTCAGCAATAATTGAATTATTTACATTAACAACTGATGCAACCTTGCATGGTTCTGCACAAACTTATAGATTCCATAATGGAACGAGTTTAAATGCTAACGGAGATATTATTTGGGCTGGTAATCAATATCTAAAAATGCCAATAGAGGCAGAAGGTTTTGCATTTGCAAAAGGTCAATTACCTAGACCCACTCTTACTGTCAGTAATGCTCTTGGAACTATCACAGCTATTTTGTTAAACGTAAATCAGGTAACTACAGGAAATGATTTAACAGGAGCTACTGTTACTAGGATCAGAACTTTGGCACGTTATCTTGATGCTGTTAATTTTCCAGTAACAACAACAAGCACTACAACAA